AGACAGCCACTGCCTAAGGGATTTCAATCAGTAGGTGGATCTATAGCTCAACAACAAACTGGTAGAGCTGGCAACATAATGGCTGGTGGGGTTGGTGTATTAACTGGCGTTGGAGCTGCTGGGATGAGTAACCTTTCTGACGGATCTCCTTTGGCGGAGGCTGCTGGCGCTATAGGTTTGCCTATCGCTGCTTTAATCGGAGTAAGAAGTGGTGCAGGTCTTTATAGTTTATTTAAGACAAGCAAGGATTTAGTTGGTAAGAAAGCTGTTACGGAAAGCGCTATAGACCAGATGGCCACTCATTCAACAGACTTTAAGAAATCAGTACTAACTACGAAGAAGAATCTTGCAGAGGGTAAGACTGGCGACCTTGGAGTTCTATCTGAAGATCCAGGCTTGATGTCTTTTGTTAAATTAATGCGAAGCAAGGGAAGCCCATCTAAAACTCAGGCAAAGTTTTCCACACAAGCTATTGAGCTTGATGAAAAGAGTTCAAGACAACTATTAACCGATCTTCAAAACGTAACAGACGAAACAGCAGATGCTTTCTTTAGCGACTTTGTTAAAGGACGCGAGCAAGGATTAGCAAAAGCTATCCAAGGTCAGGCTGATAACGCTAGACTAGAAGCTAAGTCTGCAATGGAAAGAGCTGGTACGGCCCTAGAGTTGTCCGTAGATGAGGCTGCTCAGATTGCTACTAAGCAGGCAGATGAGGCTATTGAAATCTCCACAACTGGGCTTAACAATCTATGGGACGCTGTTCCAGATCCGTTTGTAAATAGAGCAAATGTTGAGAAGGCTGCTAAGTCATTTTTAAATAGAGCCGCTTTAGATACAGATCAGGAAGTTGTTGCTGCTGGAAAGACTTTAGATCCTTACTTTAAAGCTTTGCTTGCTTCTGCTCAAAAGGGAAGGGTTCCTGCTAGAGAAATTATTAAGTTTAGATCTAACATGCTTCAGGTTACTAGAAACTTAAAAGCTAAGAACGAATCGAACGCTGCCTTGCAAAAGCTAGCTGATGACGCTCAAGAGCAAATACTAGGAGTTTTGGAGAACTCCAAAGCATCTGTTGCTTACAGAAGAGCTGCCGATGAGACAAAAAAGGTTCACGATATATTTAAGCGTGGCGACATTGATTTCACCGACACTCAAACTATAGGTAAGAGAATGCTCGGAGTTGGAGAGGGTGGCGCAGAAAGAGTTGATCAGATAGCTAAAGCTGCTGGTTATAATGAAGGCTTGATTGGCGCTGCCGATGATTATGTTAGAGCAGCCTTTGCAAACTCAGCAATAAAAGATGGCGTTGTCGTACCCAGAAGTGCTGAGGCTTTCTTAAAGAAGCATCAATCTTATCTTGCTCAACCACAAAACAGGCAATTAAGAGCTGAGTTAGAAGACGCTGCATTCACGCAAAAGGCAACTGACTCTTTAATTGCAAAGCAATCTCAATTTGCTAAAGCGAGAGCTGAAGCTGCTTTCAATACTTTTAGCAAGCTTGCTGATCCGGTAAGAGCTGTTCAGTCTGTGCTTAGAAATGAGCAGCCAAGAAAGGCTATGAACTTACTTATTCGTCAATCAGCAAAAGATCCAACTGGCGAGGCTTTAGAGGGCTTGCGAAGAACTTTTTTGAGGACTCTAATACAAAAGGCCACCGGCAAAGAAGTTGGAGTGAGTGAGATTCTTGAGGGGCGGGTAGGTAAACTGAAAGGCTCTACCGCTTACGATAAGATGAAGCCTGTTCTTAATGACTTATTTGGTGATAGCCCAGAGAAGTTAAAAGTTATTGATGATGTGTTTTCTCAGATAAAAATTATTCAAAGAGCTTCATCTGCTCCGGCAGCAGCGGATAGTGTTGTTGAGCGGGTAGCTTTTGACTCAATGATTCAGTATATCGGCATAAGAGCTGCACCAATTGTAAGTAAAGGTTCTGGCGCTGGCGCGTTAAGTATTGCTGGCAAAGCTTCTAGCATAATGAAGAAGCTGTTTTCTGAACGACCTAGGCAGCAAGCATACCAGATCATAGAAGAGCTTATGGTTAATCCAGAAAAGTATGCTAAGGCTGCTGCTGCGGTTGCTAATGCTAGAGATGAAGTTGAAATGGTTAGAGCTGCTACAGGGTTTTTAGATTCGTTTACTAACCCAGCGTTGTACTCTGAAGAGGAGGAGCCTGTACTGCGGTTTACTCCTTAGTCTTACGGCCTCTAGGAAGAATCTTATTTTCATTCTTCTTGGAGGCTTTTTTCTCTAAACCTTCCTTCGTGTTACTCCAATCTATCCCATCAAACTTCTTACTAAACTCTTCTCTGCCTATCTCAATAGGTCTTGGCTTCGATCCCTTACCCATTCTCACTAGCCTCCATAATCTCAATCATTTTATTCAAATACCAAGCTGCTTTCTTAGCGTCTTCTATCGTATTTCCTTTGTGCCTTAGCCTTGTTCCGGTGTATTTAATTACATTGCCGTGACAGTAGCTTAGAGCGTCAACATCACCAAGAACATCAACTATGTAGTCGATAGTCTCTATGTCGCCTTTGGTGTAGTGTGCGGGGTGATTCACGTTATCAGTCATTATATCTCTCGTTAATTAGTTAGTAGCTGGCTTTGGGGATAAGGTAGGCCAGCGCTACCCAAGGAGGGTCAACTCCCCAATGTCGTTTTATGTTTCTTTAAGAAGCACTTCTAAGTCCTCTTCAAACTCATCAATGTCTGTTGCGCACTCACACAAAAACTTACCTATAGTAAAAGCTGTTGCACTCTCAGTTATAGTAAACGTGTAAACTTGATCATAGCCATCAATACTTAAAACTAAAGTTTTATCTTCTGGCAAATACTCTGCCATTAAAGACTTTTGTAGATCCGCATCATCTGCGGTAACGCTAATAACTGAAATCATTGCCCTATTCTCTCTAGTTGTCTAAGTATTCGTTCGTTAAAATCTTCGATCATATCTCTATAGTCACCAGCGTAAAGCTTCTTCGGCTTCTTTGCATCTTCAAGCATTTGCCCAACAAACTTACTTCCGTAAAGCTCTTGCATATAGATTGTATACTTATGAGCAGCAACACCATGAGACATACCGAATTGATTACAATAAGCGCATTGAGGGTGAATGTTATCAATCTCTAAAGCCCAATAGCTGCTAGAGCCTTTGGGAATAAAGTGACCACCTTGCATACCCTCGTTCCACTTCTTTGTAACTCCACAGGTTACGCAAGTACAATACCCATGATCATCAGATTCCAACAACCTAACCAGCTTCTGAATAAGCTTGAGTGCTTCCTTACGTAACTCTTGCGAAGTTTTTGCTTTCTTTTTAGCGGCCATTACTAAAAGGGCATATCATCGTCAAAGTCATCTGCTGGTGTTGTAGCAGCTTTAGCGGGCTTGGCTTGCTCATCCTTAGCCTGGACGCTTAAACTTAACGCAGGGGCTTTAGGATTATCCTTATTGCCAATCCAAGCACTTAGCCAGTAGTCTACGCCAGCAACATTGATACTACCTTTGTATTGCGGATGCTTATCTGATTTGCGATCTTCATTTTTCCAGATAGCGCCTCGGTTGTTGTTATCATAATCAGTCATAGTTCTCTCCTAGTGTATAGTTTTAGTTGGAAAATCATCTTCAGTTAATATTGGTGCGTTAATTGCACCCGTCATATAAGTTAACATTGTAGCGATGTGACATGCTTCATTTTTGACCGGCTCTTCTAAATCTAAATCTATAGAAAGACTAGCAGGTCCGTACATTATAGGCTTACCTTCTTCATAAAACACTTCTTTAATAGAAATTTCGTTGCCTATTTTCACAATTCTATAATTCCACATCTTTTGTGTTTCCCTTTGCCCCATCTTTATCAGGCTCTGCAAACAAATTAAAGTAATGCTCTGCCATTGCTTGGAGCATAGCTTCATCTTCAGCTTCAGCTTCATTTTTAGAGATTAGCTCAATTCGACCATCAAAAGCGTACCCACTACCCTTTAAAAAGTCACTAAACACCTCAATAATTTCGTATACGTTTGCATCACAATCGACGGACATCTCAATAGACCTCATTGCTGTATAGCCTCCTTGATCTTCTGGCACTGTATAGCTTAATTTAATCATTTTTTATGCTCCCTTAAGTAATTTACGTTCTTCTGTTGTTAAAAATGCTGTTTCACACTTGCTGGGTGCTACCCACATAGCGCGCTGATCTTCTTCTGGTATCTCGCCAAAGGCTTCTTTAGCTAAAGCCATATTATCGTTTGTAGGATCGACAAGCATTCTACGGATATACTGTAGAGAATCAATATGGCGCTCCACCGCTAACCCACACAGTTGCTCTTTTGACTTCTCCGGTAACTTTCCCCGCATCATCGCAGCCTCTGCATCATCATCCGCTGTAGGAATGCCAGCCATTGCCTGTAAAGCATAACGTCTAGCGTAGGTAATCGCTGAACCACCACCTTGCGGATCTTTTTTAGCAAGCGGCAAGTAGAACTCCGACTCTAACCATTCGCCTGACGAGTGCATCAGCACAGTCACAACACCTATTCCACCACCGCCTTCAGATGTAACAGGGAACTGCGAGTAAGATAAACCATTACTGGCAAACGGTTCTTTGATTGCTTTTATTATGCTAGTAAGATCAGCATAGCTAGATTTAAAAAACGGATTCTTTGCATCCTTAACAGCGCCGCCCATTTCGTTCTGCGCTTTACATAATGCTTTTGCTAAATTACTTATACTTTGTGACTTATTCATTACATTCTCCCTAGGTCAAGTTCATCGATAAGATGGCGT